CGTACGCCTGGCCCTTGAGGTCCGTAAACCGGACTAGCCAACGCTCGTCGCCGTTCAGCGTGAAAACGTGATCGTCTGCCACGGCTGGCTCCTTTGCCCGTAGCGTGGCAGGCGTGTCAACCGCTAGCCTTGGCGCGGTGCATCGCAATAGCCTTGCGAACAAGAAGCCTGGCGGCTAATGGAATAAACATAACTCCACGCTCGTTCGCCGCCTCGCGCATCCACGAAACAATCTCTTCGACGTTCTGGCTGCACCAGCCCGGCTGCTGGTGTTCCATCGCATCCATGTACGCGGCCCTGCTAGTGCATTTGCAGTCCGCTGAAGCATGAAAGCCAATCAACGAAAGAAGCCGTTTTAGGTGTGTGCCTGGGCCATCGGGCGGCGTGGCAATGGACTGGTTCCACTCTTCTGCCGTCATGTTCTCCGTAAGGCAGCCAGGGAACCCACAGCAGTTTCGTAGCGCGTCTGGCCTATTGGTCACGCGCTTACACACAAGGCATGTGTTTGCCTGGAACTTGCAAAGATTCACGGGCAGGCCTTTGCGTAGACCGTGTAATTGTCTTTCCTGGCAACTAAGGACAGCGAACTGCCACAGTCTGCTGGCGGATTTCCGAGAGCTGTCGTTGTGTTGGGAGTGTAATAGCGGTCGCACCCGCTGTACGTATTTGACTTTGTGAAGGTGCCTTCGAAGCAAGGGAGGTTTCCGCATCCCCTTGTGTACTCAGCAGCAGAAAACGTGTGTCCAACAGTAATCAGAGCGCCAGGGCAATACTGGCCAGAAGCGCATACTTCTGTAGGGCCGAGAAAGTAGCACAGGCAAAGCGTCCCGCTCACAGTTGCGCGTGCGTAACACTTGTTTTCTGAGTACGTAAACACAACGACCACGCTAAGTTGAACGAAATCCCCAAAAACGCCGCAGCCGTTAAATGAATAACGAGCGCACTCTCCGAAATTTGCGGTTCTCTTTGAGAGCGTAACTGTTGCGCTTAAAGACTTAGAAGACCCGAGCAGGGCAGCAGGTGCTACACTTATGGATGACGGACTGCAGAAGTCAGCGTCTACGGTGAGTGCAGTGCTCACGGTCAACTCGCTCGGCCAGTCTCCGCAGCAGTCGGAGCATTGAGTTGGCGCAACGCAGCAAACGCAAGTCATGGCGTATGTATTCTGAGAAACTGAGTAGATATTGAGGCAGACGAGGTGTATAGGGTTTTGCCTACCGTCACAGAGCAGCTGCTGGTATTGAGCGTCGCGGCAACCGAAATGTCGTACACGTACGAAAATGAAGACGACGCGGATGTCACTTCCAGCTGAGGAGTGATCAAAAACCACGCCGTGCCATCTTTTGCAACTGCGCAATTCTCGTCTACGTAAGACGTAGCCGTGATCGGCCAAAACAGATTCGTAACGCTAGCAGTGGCAGTGGGGGCGTGCTTGAAGGTTACGGTGTTTATGGTTCCGATGTTCCACGAACCACTAAAAGTGGCAATCCTCACGCCTCTGCTGGCGTTTGAAGATTGGATGGGGTGTTCAAACGTGAGCCCCGGCTGGTTCCGGTCGCCGGCCTCAACGGTGCGAACCGCCTTAGCGATCCGCTGGGCCGCGTTTCGAGAGAACGACACAAACGACTTTCCAGCCGCCTGCCCTGCGCCGTTGCTTGCGCCCTGCTCAGCCACTATCAGCCCTCAACGATGCTGATTACCAGCTGCGTGCCGGTCATGTTGGCCTGCGCGGCGTAGTTGCCAGCAGCCAAACGCCCTACGGCAGCCTCGCCGCCCTTGAGAGACACGCAGGACACTAGGGCCCCTGCCGATAGCTGCCCAAAAGAAACCGTAGCCGTGGACACCGTGGACAGGTTGCGAGCGAAGAAAAGCCCTACGCTAGACAACGTGGCCGTCGTGATCGCCACAGTGCTTGCCGCGTTGGTTCCCGGCGTAAGCGTCAACGTATTGATACCGCTGGCGCTGCAATTCGCAGTGACGCCAGACGCCACGAGAGATTGATTGAGCGAGCCCTTGGCCAGCTGGGCGTTGATATTCCAAGTTAGGTCTGGCATGGCTGCTCCTATTGCTGTGTTGGCGTTCCGAAATATTGCTGAAAGTTCACGGCCTTATGCACGCGGCGCACCAAGATGGTGGGGGCGTCGGTTGAGATTTCGCCTTCCGGCGTGAGCGGCTGCGGATTGCTGGACGGCACTTTGTCGCCGCTGTCCGTGTCGATCACGTAGCACCGCTTCTTCGTGCTGCCATCCAAGTAGTTCCAGCCGACATTTGGCAACTGGAGCGGCCAGCCGTCAGGGCGATACTCAAGCGTCACCTCGACTTGCCAGTAACGGATCTCGACTTCGTTCACCACCTCCACGGCAGGCGTGGCTGCGATGCCTGAGCACTTCCACGTATACGGATCAGCACCAAGGTACGAAGACGAGTTGACGGAGTTTGTGACGGTCGTGGCCAGTCCGTAGTCAAACGTCTGGCGATTGCCGCTGATGGACGCCTGCAGTGTGCTGATGTCCGTGGTAACGCCCTCAAAAAAATCGTTCGCAGAGTTCTGGAGCGGCTGCGAGAATTCGTCTTCGTCGTAGTAGTAGAGGGACGGCACTTGCAGCCCGCCCGTAGACCATTTCCAGATGTCTGCTCGAGCCAACGGGTTGGGATCTACGTTTTGCTGCTTGGGTAGTTCGTAGTCCCACGTCACTTCGTAGTGCCAGCGTGAGCCGTTGTAGTTGGCGACGCCAACATTCATGGCCTTGCAGTAGGACGCCTCTGGGTGGGCAGCCAGAAACGAAATGCCAGGAGCGTTGGCGATTGCTGTCTGGGAAGTGGCTGGGTCATCCACCTCTACGACGAACTTTCGTTGAAACGTAGGGGCTTCACCAAACTTCCGCGAAGCGGAGACGGTAGCGAGCTCGGTATAGGAGACAACGCCCATTACGCGGCTGCTCCCAGGATGTCTACCTTTTCCTGCTGCAAGGCCCGAAGCTCACCACGGATTTCGTCAAGCTTCTGCGTCTGCTTGCGGTACTCAGCAATGGCAGGGTCTTCACGGCCCGTGGCCAAGGCCAAGAACTGGGCCATGCCCTCGCCGGAGCGGATGTCGTTTGCCTTCAAGGCTTCATTTGACTTGCCGCCGAGAGCGGACTGACGTTCAGAAACCACCTTGTTGATGTCTTCCTGCTTTGCAGCCATTTTCTCGTCAATCGCAGCAGCCTCTTTGGCTATTCGCTGCTGCTCCTTCGCTGCTTCTTCCGCCGCCCTTTCAGCGGCCTTGGTTGCTTCTTCCGCCGCCCTTTCAGCGGCCTTGGTTGCTTCTTCTTGCTCCTTTCGTCGAGCGTCTGCAATTGCTTGCTCGTTGGCTCTACGAGTTTCGTACATCTCGAAATCTCTTGCAGCCTGCTCCTCGTCCGCTTTTCTGCGAGCATCCGCTATAGCGTCTTCGTTTTGCCGACGTGTTCCATACATCTCTAGCTCAGCGTCCAGATTGTCCTTTGCTGGCGTACCGGCAGCGTCTGCACCAGCTTGTTCTGCGCCAGCCGCAGCCTGCGCCGCTGGATTCTCGCCGCTTGCAAATGCCCGGCCAATGATTGGCACCTTTGACATGAAGGCGTAGAAATCCTTGATCTTCTGGCTGGCCCAATCAATCTGCTCACCGATGTAGCCAAAGGCAGCATTCATGCCGCTGCGGATCGCTTCTACGACGTTTGTAAGTCCGACGATGAAGGGCGAGAGAAAAGTTTGGACAACAGCCCCGGCGACTTTGAGCACAATGCCAAGGGTTTCGCCAAGCACGCCAACAAGCTTCAACACGCCTTCCACGACCGTCCCAAGCAGCGTGGCCACTGGTGCGAATGCTTGAGCGATTGGCGACACAATCGACGTGATGCCCTCAACTACGCCGCTGATGCCGTCCGTAAACCCCGCAAGGCCAGACTGAATGGCCGCAAAAGCACCGATAAACGGAGTCACAAACACGTCAGCCAGCCCAGTAAACGCGCTTTCTGAGCGTTCGCCGGCAGCGGTCGCCTCTTCCATGGCGAAAGCAAGGTTGTCCACCTGCTGAGCCTGCACTTGGCCTAGCTGCGCATTCAAGGCTTGTAGCGAGACGGTGCCGGCTGTGATCGCGGCGGCCATCTCAAAGGCGCGGTCTTTTGCATTGAGAAACGCCTTGCCGAGATTCAACGCCAGCAATGCACCACCGATGAGCGGATTGCTTAGGCCAAGCACAGCGGCAGCGGCAGTGCCTGCAGCACCGCCACCGAGGGCCAGGCCGATACCAAGAGCCTTGGCGGCCAGGATCATCGTGCGGGCAGCCATGGCCCCCTTAAGAGCACCAACGGCAAAGTCCTTCAGCCCTGCTGGGTTGCCAATGGCCCTGAAGAGTTTCCACTGCAAGTACGTGTAGGCAATGTCCTTGCCAAACGCGATGACGCTTATGCCAGCATCGGCAACGCTCTTGGTGGCATCGCCAATCCCGCCGATCGCGCCGCTGAGCCCGTTCACGATCCGCTCAGTGACGCTCGCGGCACGCGCCATATCGTCCACGGTCGAGGTGGCTGCCTTAAGTTCTGCGTCAGCCTTGGCAACGGCCCTGCCGTACACCTCTTGGCTAAGCAAGCCTTTCTGCATCATCGAGTCGAGCTTGCCGATGGTGTCGGCGTACTTCTCGGTCGGCGTTCGCAGCTCCTGCGTAATCTTGGCCGCTTGCCGAAACTCGGCCGAGGTGGACTTTGCGCTGGCTCCAACCTTGGACAACTCGCGGTCTGCCTGCGCTACACCAGCTGCTACGCCATCAGCGTTTGCACTGAGTTGAAAGGCTAGGTCAAGTTTGGCCATGGCTGGGCGGTTTCAGTTTTGCGAGTTCTGCGGCTATCTCTTCGCCAGTCATGGGCGTCCGGCGTATCGGCATGAAGTCTTCGGGCTTCGGCGTCTTGCCTTTGACGTGCGGCGCTATCGTCAACGCCGCCAGCGTCCCAGTCTGCTGCCACTCTCTCCCAAAAGGTTCCACGTACCTGTCAAACGCCATCCACTCCCGTAGCAGAGTCACTGGAAGTGCATTGATGTATTCCCAACTCCACCCAGTCGCTAACGCCAGACGAAACAGGAAGGCCCGGTCTGGCCGGGCTTTCAGTTTTTTGCCAGTTCCTCAATCGACTCATCCGAAAGGTTGTTGTGTTCCATGGCCGCCTGCCAGACGCGATTGACTACCTTGGCGGACTTCGCCGCCAGTTTCGCCACGTCGCCGTTATCAAAGAGCCGATTGCCCTTTTCATCCACAAGGCATCGCACGAGAAACTTGGAGCGGAAATCGTCCACGCCCGTTTCCTTTTTTCGCATCCACTCGTTTTCGTATGCGTCACGCTCTCCAACGCTCATGACTCTTACGTACACATCGCCGCCCCATTCGGGCACGGTGAGCTTGAGCATTCCGAGATCGTCGGCCGCAAGAATCTGGTCTTTTGTCAGGGACGGCATTACGTTGTAGCTCCTAGTTTGAATGCCACAGAGTATTCCTGCAGCTCTCCTACACTAGCCCGCCATGCAAGCGATTGGATGATTGCAACGCCGCTCCAGTACGACTCTCCGCCGTACCCCAGCCTGTAAACATTAAGATCACAAGTCTGCCCAACCAAAGAATCAGTAAGGCCACTGCGTGAGCGCATGACCAAAGAAACAGTGCCGTCGTCTGTGTCTGCTGGACGAAACTGCTTTTTTCGGGCAGTGGACGTGCGAGGCGTGACCTCAACAGTGTCGGCTTGCACGCCGTCAATAGACGAACTTGTGACTTCTTGGAAGTCAATATCCCCAAACTCGCCACTAATGGTGACGCCGATGCCTTGCGAGTCAATCGCCACGACGGCCTCCCGTCGTTACTGCACGATTTTAAAAGACAGCGATTGCTTGACGAGCTCGCCAACGGCATAGGAAAGGCTTGAGCTTGCGCACGTTGCCGTGAACGTGAACGAGCCAAAAGTCAGCCTTCCGGTAGATCCAACGGTGACCAGCGTGTTGCCAAAAGCTTCGCAAGTCAGCTCGTTATTGCTAAGCAGCGCAGCTGGAGAATAGAGACGATATGAGCCAGACGTTTGGCCAAGGTGCGAGGAGTCAAGCGGGTCGCCAGAGAGCGAAATGCTGACGCTTGTCACCGTGAACGTCGAGCTGGCAAAGACGAAATTATTGCCTTGGGAATCGGCTGCCATCTGGCCTCTCCTAGTGTGAGTTTTGGGCGGCAAAGCCCTACTCACAAACTAGGCGATGGCTGGGCAACCCTTGCAGTTAAAGAACCCTAGCCGCTTTAGACGCAATGAGCCGTTGAAGTTCTGCTGAGAGCTTTGATTCCATCGTGGATTTGGTGGAGTCAAAGGCTCGCGCGAGCGGCTTTTGGGCCGGAGCCTTTCCGCGATTCCCCTTTCTGCTTAACCGCACGCCAGTCCCAAACTCCACAAGGCGGGAGTGCGGCGCAGCGCCTTTCCGATAGCCCACAAGCGCCGTGGCTACAACGCCAGTGCGTTTCCTGCGGTAATACTTCGTCACAATGGCCGGGGAACTGGCCAGACGCCCAGAAACACGACGAATGCCCATTACGTTGGAACGCAGAGCCATGAGCCCCGGCGAAACTGCACGCTCACAAGCGTCAACGAGCTCTTTGAGTTCTAGGCGAAAGCCGTCCTGCAGGGCCACGCCAGAAATGGCTTTTGCCGCATTGTGGGCCGCAGCGATTTGGATATTTAGCCCGTCGCTCACGATGTCGCCTCGTTGATTCGGAAGTCAAACGTCTGAACCACCGAGTAGTACGGCAGCATCTGGTCATCGGCTGGCATATCCACGCCATCAGCTTCAGTCTGTAGCGTGCTGCGTTGGATCGTCACGCCGGCCGTCGTGCCAGTCCAGCCATCCACCGCCAGGCGTACCGCTCGAGCAATGGACTTCACTGAGGTGTACGACGTGCCGTAGGTAGTCAGCTGCAGCGTCACCATGGGATTGCCGACGTTGCCGGCGAGCGACTGCGGACGCTCTACCGCAGTCCGCTGGTACACGACCAGCGGCAACGGCGTTCCGGTGGGGGCAATTAGCGGATAGACCCGTGAGCCAATAAGTGACGAAACGGCCGTCTGGCTCGTCAGCCGGGCGTACAGAAACGCTTCCGGGGCTTCAACGAGACTCATGTAGTGGCCCTTTCTGTGCAGATGAGCTCGAGGTACCAACCCCGCTCGTATTCGTTTATCGCGCCGATCTCAAGCGTGCGGGAGCCTTCGTACACGATTCGCATGGCTGGCTTAACGCCCGGCAGTTGGCGTATCGTCACCTTGTGGCCAGTGAATCCGACGATCTGGCCATAACGCTCGGCTTCCCGCCCTGAGAGCGCCTGCACGTCTGCCCACACCGTGGCAAACGTGGACCACGACAGCGATACTTCGCCAACGGAATTGCGCGTCTCGGTTGCCTGCTCAATCACGATTCTGTCGGCCAGGCTGCCAGCGTGAATCATCGGTATGAGCCCCATCGGATGGTGTCCAGCAGGGCCTTCGTCCCCATTGGCACTTCACTCAATGCCGTCTCGGCGGCCATCTCGCGGTTTCGCCACAAGTGGGCAACCAGCATCAGGATGGCCGACTTGGCCGGCGCTGGCACGTTGGTTCCGGTGGCTGAGTAACCCGCATACCAACTGATGACGGTGCTGTTTTGGTCTACGAGGTGCGTGGGCCACGTCTTGCCGTATAGCGGGCGACAGACGCCCGGAGTGGCCTGCCTATCTACGCGGTACTCAGTGGCGTCTAGCGTTGCCGTAGAGGCCCCTGCGGCCGGGGTGTAGGTGATTGCCACAGCCGTGGCCGTCCCAGACTGCACCATCGGCGGCCGTGGCAGTTCAATATCAAGGTTGGGCACCGTGCCCTGGCGGCCTTCAATGTTGTTGCCGTCTGCCTTTAAGCCAAACTGCACCGGGCTGCCGACAGGCCCGTAGAACGAATCGACACGCATTTCCCACAGGGTGTGGCAAAACGTCCGGTCAGTGTAGTCCTCTGCCCAGCGCGTCGCCGCCGTGATAAGCGTGCTAATCAGATCGTCCTCGGCAGACGAATCAATACGCAGGTGAGCCTTTGCCTCTGCCAGCGTTACGGGGTTGCTAGCCGGCTCAGTGGCACGGACGAGGCTGCGGTATCTCATCGGCGCTTTCTCCTGCGCGGTGCGTCTGCGGTTTCCACGTCGCGGCGCTCAACGGTCGCCACCTCGAGCAGGGGCTGCTCCTCGACGTGATTGACGGCGTAGCCAT